ATGTGATATCACCATCTCTTGCAATATCTGAACCTGCTGCAATTGTAAGTTCTCCGCCAGTTACTGTAAAGTCATCTGCATCAACAGATGTAATAAGTGTTTCTCCGCCAATGAGGTCAAGGATGTAAGCATCACCATCTACTTCTGTAAGAATAGTGTTGCCATTAATTGTACCTGTGTTACCTTCAACGACAAGTCCATGCTTGATTTTAAAGTCTTTGTTGACTGTTGCCATTTTTTATCTCCTTAAGTTAAGCCTTCAACCCAATACGTGCATAACGTAGGGTGATAGGGGTTATTCCTGGGGTTGGTGTAACAGTGAGGGCAACCGTGTTACTAACCCTGGAGACGCTAATGGTGCCAATATTCCCATCATTGTCTATCGTTCCATATTCGCTGACAGAAACATCTTCTCCATCAACTAGAATGGTCATCTCTGTGGCGTAAAACTTGTTATCGCCAGCAGAAGTCTTTGCTATGGAGATGATGTACTTCACCATTCTCCACTGTGTTGCATCAAAGTTATCAAAAACAGTTACGTTTGTAATATCGCTGATTGTGTTTTCGTTATTACCGAAAGAGCCAAGGTTGGTTGCTTGTCCCGCAGTGGTGTCGATTAAATCGATATAGTCTTGCTGACTTGGACGGTCCCCAGTCTCGAACTTGGTCTTTACCGTTGGAATTGATACTTGTGCCATGTATGTATTATAGCATAATTAATTATAAATATTAAATAATCCAGTTGGAATATCCAATAATTTGGATACCAATTCCTGGAGGGTTTGAAGAAGAGTAGCCTTCAATAATAATAGTGCTAAATCTAACCCTAAAGGGAAGTATAGACTCAACCGTAGTTAGTGGTGCAGCATACTCTATTTGTGTTATTGGATAATTGACGGCATTGGGAATTGCTACCCTCTTACTGTAATCATCAATAATTACAGCAGTTGCCATTAGTCGGTTACATCCTCAATGACTATCATTTTACCCTGACAAACCGTCCACACTCTATCGGCATCGCTTAACTCAACATCAAATACGTCACCAGTCTGAAGTTGTAGGGTTTGTGCAGAAGTCAAAGCAACTGTAAATTCTCCAATTTGATCATTTGGAGTTGGACCTGGCACAATAGTAAAAATGGTTCCAGCAGAATCTTGATCTATGTTATTTTTAATATCTGGACGGCGGAACTCACATAAGATATTCCAGTCTTCAATAATAAGAGGATCTTTGTTATCATCTGTTGTATATACTCTAAATGCCGCTGTGTCTCCTCTAACTACCGTCCAAGTTACCAACGGTGGTCTTAGACCAACATCATAAGCACTCTTTGATTCTTGCCCTCTATAAGTAGCCATTATGACAAACCTGCTTTCAGTGATCCCCAAGTGCCATTTCCTCTTAATTGACCTACAATAAGAATACCTGCAGACCCAGACTTTGCCACAACAGCAACGGCACTTGAACCAGTTGCTGGCTGTGTTGTTGTTAGTCCTCCAGTTGAACCAACATATAAGATATCTCCTGATGTATAGGATGTTGTGTTTATATTACTAAATACTCCAGAGATAACGACTACCCCTTCTGTACCAGAAGCCATGGTGGACTGTGCTAATCCAAGTATTGGAAATGTGCTTAAATCGGTTGCCTCTGATTTTGCAATTGTAGTCTTAACATCAAACCCAGTTATATATACTGGGTCACCTTTAGTTATTGATGATCCGCTTACATTCTTTACCTCTATGGTGTGTGCAGATAAACCAATGCTTGGAAGAACTAATTCTAATTGTTCTGCCAATGACTGAATGTCCTCGTGAACATTAACTGGATCAGTTATTAGAGGATATGGTAAATCATATGTTGGAGTTACGCCTGTAGCCATAGTCTTTCTATTATACCACTTCAATCCCGCAAAATAAATAAAATAAAAAAAATATTACCAAAAGTTGCTTTCTAGGGCAAAAACATGTTATACTTGGATTATGCTACCAAACGGTAGCAATTGTTCTCTAGGAGGTATATTTTATGAGAAGAGACAAGATGGCTTGGATTGGAATCCTATCTTTGGTTGGACTGGTGGCTCCTGTTAGCAATGTTGCTAATGCAGATGACCTTTCAACTAACAATAACTTAATAAGTAAACCGCTAGAAGTTGAACCTGCCGACCCCAAGTCGGCTTTTTTGGTTTCTAAGGTAAAAATATTAGAGCGTTTTGAAAATAAGACAAACCTAACAGATACAGAATTAAAAACACTGTTGTCTTTGGTTGGGTTTGAGGGTAGGGACTTGGTGGTTGCTTGGGCCGTGGCAAAGAAGGAGTCTAACGGACGACCTTTGGCATATAACGGTAATCACAAAACAGGCGATTCTTCTTATGGGGTATTTCAGATAAACATGCTTGATCACCTTGGACCTGACCGCAGAACCAAGTTTGATCTTGATTCAAATGCAGAACTCTTTAACCCTGTTAAGAATGCAGAGATTGCATACTACATGACAAAAGGTGGAGAAGACTGGTCGGCTTGGAAGGGCTTGACTCCAAAGACTAAGGCCTGGATGCAAAAGTTTCCAAAGTAGTTTTACAAAGAAGTACCCCCTTTGATTAGGGGGTATTTTTTTTTATCTAAAAACAGCATTTCCTAAATGACTAATATTAAGGCTGTTAACATTAAAGTGACTTGGTAAAGACGAAACCCAAAGTATAGAATTGGCTAGATCATCGGCAGTTAAAGCACTTACCTTTTTCTGCTCTCCTGTATCAATACTTCCAGGACATATCTCTGTTATTTTTATATTATGTTCTGGAAACTCTAACCTCATTGTTTCAATAAGCCCTATTTGTCCACGCTTAGCATTTGTATAGTTACCTCCGCCTGGATGTGGTACATTTCCACCTATAGATGTTATAAAAATAATTGTTGGTGATTCTGACTTTTTTAAAGAAGGAACAAATAATTGAGAAATATACATAGGGCCAGATACATTGATATCATAGGCTGTTCTAAAATTTTCCATAGTCTCTTCTATGATTCTTTTTGGATCAGCGCCACCACCAGCATTATTTACTAAAAGATCTAGAGTAATGTTTTTATATTTTTCATGAAACTCTTTAATCCTGTCTGGTTTTGTAATGTCTAAACCATATATCTCTACACTATCAGAAATTAAATCTTTCATTTTTTCTAAGTCCCTAGAGACTGCAATAACTCTATATCCGTTGTTAGACAACAACTTTACTGTTGCTCTTCCAACTCCTCTGCTTGCACCCGTAACTATTGCTGTTTTCATCTGTTATCGGTTGGCTGAGTTCCGCCAGAAAGATCGTTGTACCAGTGCATTGGAATCATATATTTAAATCCAGATTTAACGATGTGGGCTGTATGATGATATGGGGGTGAGGATGGAAAAATTAGAACACTTCCTGCCTCTGGTTTAATTCCAATAGTAACCCTACCAGTATTTTTTGCTATTTCGTAATCTTCTTCGGGTTTTCCTTCTATAATTGGGGCATCTGGAGAAGTAATGGTAAAAGATATTTCTCCACCCTCATAATCATCATTTAAATAAAATACTAATGAATATCTTAGCCTTTTATCTCCTTCTTGCTGGTCAAAGTGTGCACCCATAAATGTTCCAGCAGAATATTTTTTAATATCAAATACAGGAAGAATAATAGGTTCATCAAAATCTTTAAGAGACGTTGCATAGTCTTTGCACACATTGTAAAATATGTCCGTTACAGTTTTATAAATATAGTCAAAGTCCTCTTTGTCTTTTGGTTCATTTACTTTGGCTTCATCTAAAGAAACAACTTTTTGTGAACCGTAGGTATACATTTCCCCACTGCAGGTTGTCCAGTCTTGCCACTTTGTTATTGAGTTTCCTAGATCTTTGTTTTCTGTACTCTCAATGATCTCTATAAATTTTTTTGGATCTGGTATAACGTTTTTGTAGTAGTAAACATTTTTTTCTAATATTTCTCTATTCATCTCGATCTCCTGTAGCATTTAATCTTTCAAGTTTATCATAGTATTCTTCAAAACTAATAATAGTTGGTATATGGTTAATAATTCTGGCATTTTTTCTTTTTTTAATAAAGGTTACTCTTTCGTCTTCCATTTCCTGCCACTTTCCCTTACCATATTTTTCTTGCATCTCTAACCACTTATTGCTACCAGGATTATTATATCTCCAGTAGGTTCTAATAATATACTTATTTCCTTCTGTGGTTGCATCAACACCGTGATAATATGGGTGCTTTGATGGAAATACGACTATATCTCCTTCTCCAGGACTATAGGAAAATTCTTTTTCAATAATTTGTAAATCTTTATCGGCAAATATTTTAAAGTTAACACTGCCTCCTGAATATCCTTCATTTAAATAAAAAACAGCAGTAACTCCAAATTTTATTCCTGGAATATGCTCTAACTCTCTTTGATAGTCTGTATGATATGACATATTGTAAGAAGCATCTTCTTGCTGAGTATACATTGCTATGTTCCATCCAGAATAAACCCAGTCATCTAATTCTATATTGTTTTCTTCTACATAAAGTTTTGTAGCGCTATAAAATAAATCATTTATTTGGTTTTCAAAATAAATGTCAGATTCAGTTTTATTTCGACTAGCATGATAATCAGAAATCTGCTTTTTAAAATCTTCTACATTAGGGAAACTTGGAAACTGGCAGTTATGCTCAGAAACAGAAGCATTTGTTCCAAACAAGTACCAGTCTTGCCATTCTCTATTTTTTTCAAAATACTCAATCAGATCTTTTCCATTTTTTAAAGCATTTTTAAAGATCCATACTCCATGTATTTTTTCAATGTCACATGTGTCCATAATGTCCTTGATCTTTATGTAATTCCATATCGTTATGTATCCAGTGGCTAGGCACCATATACTTGAAATTGCTTTTAACTAGGTGTGCTGTATGGTAATATGGAGCGGCAGATGGGAAAATAATAATACTACCCGCTTTTGGTTTAAGGCCAAACTGTATTTGACCCTTTCCCAAAGCCTCTTCATAGTCTAACTCTGGAGCAGGAACCTTATTAACATCTTCATAATCTGACAAGAAAAATGATATCTCTCCTCCTTCAAAATCATCATTTAAATACATAACAAGAGAATACCTAAGAGTTTTATCTCCATCTAACTGGTCAAAGTGAGATCCCATACCAATACCTGAATTATATTTCTTAATATTAAATGTTGGAAATAAGCGTGGCTCATCATTATCTCCAATTGTTTTAGCGTAGTCTGAAGATACATCATAAAAGGATTGCATAATGTTTTCATAAATGTATGTCATTTTTTCTTTATATTCTGGATCTAGTACTATGTTGTTTATTTGATTGATATCAAAGGATTTGGTTTTACCATAAATAAAAGTTTTGTCGTTAGATGCTGTCCAGTCTAACCAAGTATCTTTTCCATACTCCTTATCAAGAGCATCAACCTCATCAATTGTTTGCATTAACCTATCAAAATTTTTAACACTATCTTCATAGTAGTATATTTTATTTTCGACCATTACTTTATTCATATAGCCATCATCTCCCTAGTATTTATTATTTTCATAAAAATCTCTTACCTTTATAAAGCCAACCAAAACATATCTTATTGGGCCAGCCTTTACATGTCTAACTCCATGATTAAACTCCTTTGTTCCAGGAAATATAACTAAAGAGCCAGGCTTTGGTTTTATATCTATATTCTTATTACTAAAAAACAGTTCCCCGCCAGAGTAGTTGTCATTTAGATATATTATTGTAGCATATTTAATAGATGGGTCAGTGTCCTGGTCTGTATGTGCTTTTAATTCAACACCCTCTTGCATTCTTTGAAAAGTTTTTAGACCACTTGCTTCTAAGGATGGATCAGCAATAGCAACAAGTTTTTCTAGTTTATCAACAATACCTTGAGATACAGCATCGTTGTCAAGGTTATAGTTTTTATCTTCCCATCCAACAGTAATTTCAAACTTTCCTTCAGCAACCAAATTATCTACGTCTTCTCTTCCAAATTTTTCTAAACAAAATCTTTTAAGATTCTTTGTATACTCTATCATCCAATCATCTTCTGAAAGGTTGTTTATAATATTATTAAGATATTCAAGATCAGAAATAGATAAAAAGTCCTCAACAACAAGAGCATTGTCTACAATTTCATTAACAGTAAAACCAGAATCTTCTAGTTCTTTTTTTAAAAATGTAGACATTTAACCTAACTCCTCAACCTTGTATGGATTTCCATCTAAATCAAGTTTATATCCATCTTGAAGCAGTTTTTGCCACTCTTCTTTTTCAACTTTTTGAGCATCTCTAATTTTCTGCATTTCTTCTTTCCACTGGTCTCTAAGTTCTTGTGGATAAGCATCTTCTTCTCTATCATCCCAGAATGATCCAAGAGTATATCTAATACCCTTAGTAATTAGTGTTACTTCGTGCATATTTTTATGCCCCCCAGCAAATGCTGCAAGTAATCCAGTTCTTGGAGGAATTTCTATATCATGACTTGGGAACCTTAGTAAGCCTCCTTCAAAATCTTCATTTAGATATAGGAATGCAGCGTACCTGCTTCTTTCAAATGGTCCAGTATTTCCATGCTCATCGGTATTGTCTGAATGCAATCGTGCATATGCACCTGGCTCCCACTTTTGTGTATGGTATCCAATTTGAACAACCTTTTCCCTAGGAATTTCATGAACAGAAGCAACGGCATCAATAATTCCATCTTTTATTTCTGAAAAAATAGTTGATGATAAACCAAACTCTTCTAACTCTGGATCGTTATCTTGTGGCAATACAGACGAATAAGACTCATAAAAAGATATTGGTGTCCAACTAATTTTTTCATTATTTGCCTGAGCATCTAATACCTTGATCACCTTTTGACTTTCCTCTAATGTCAAAAAGTTTTCATATAGAACAATATCTTCCGTTAGTCTTATTTGATTATCTAGATTCATCTTAATCTTTCTCCATTTTCTATTATATCTCTTTGACGATGCTCTTCATAAAACTTTTTATCTAATTCTGGCTGCATAGATTCCCAAACCTCTTTACCAAACTCTTTTTCTTTTGCATACCACTCTTCTGTTCCTCTTTGGTATTTTTGCCAGTACATCCTTGCTAAAAACTTATGATTTTTATAGGATGGCATAACTCCATGAAGGTATGGGATTCCTTCTTCAGTAAGGTAGTCTGGATGACCTGATGGGAAAACTAAAAGATCTCCTGCTTCGGGCTTATATTTTACTAGTTTATTACCCATTGCAAAATCAATCTCTCCACCATCGTAATTATCATTAAAATATATTGTGCAGGTTATAACAAACTTATACCCTGGAGCGTATCCTCGTTCTCTTTGATAGTCAGAATGATATCTCATTCCAACTGGAGAGTCTTTAGTACTTATGTGATATTTTCCTATTGTTCCGCCCGTCCATCTCCATGTTGGGAGTGTAAAGCCATTTTCATCAATAGACTTGGCATCTAAATCTATGTCAATGTTATATCTTTTTATATAGTCTTCTGTAACTAAATGAAAATTTTCCATCATCTCTATACCAAAATTTTTTTGATTTTCCTGAGTTAATGTTTTTGTTTCCATACTTTTAAAATTTCCGTATTTATCTTCCATGTTAAACTCAGGTGCTATTGGACTTAAATAGTCTCCAAAAATAGACCACTGGCTCCAAGGACTAAAAAGCCTATCTTCGCTTTCAGTTAAAGAGTCTAGCAAAACCTTATAGGAATGTGATATATCCTTAAACATATTCTTATAAACAAGAATTTTTGGATATATCTCAACTGCCTCTAAGGTTTTATTCATTATGGCTGCCTTTCTCCAGTATGCTTTGTAATCTCCCAAAAGAATGGGCAAGTATATCTAACACCACTTTTAATTTCTGTTACTCCATGTATATAGTTTTTATCCCCTGGGAAAAAATATGCTGCACCCTTTTTAGGTTTAAACTGGACCCCTTGTAGCGGAAAGTATAACTCTCCACCTTCATAATCATCATTTAAGTAGAACAAACTAGAGAGGTCATAGTTAGGAAAATCGTTTGGTGTACCAGCATCTGGACCCTCATGTAGTTCCTTATCTGCATGCGGATTCTGGAATTGTCCAGGTAGCCACTTAACAATTGTTGTTCCAGTAGGAATAACTTCTACCTTATAAAATTCTTCAACAATTGGTTTTAACCTTTGAAAAAGCCCAGCAACTATTGGAGATATTCTTGGATCATTCTTGTCTAATGTTGGCTGAGTAGCCACTCTATCTTTCCAATAGTCTGAGTCATATACAACTGTTCCATTTTCATTTACGTGGCTTTCAGTTACATCCCAGATTGTTAAAGACTTTGCAGCCTTTTCTAAAAAGTCAATCTCTTCTTGCGTCATAAAGTTTTCTAGTTCAACAATCATTTCTGGACCATTGCCAAAAAAACCAGACGGGGTGAGTGATGGTGTTCTCTTTACCACTGTTGCTTCTTGATTATTATTCATCATAACATTATATCTCTTTTTTCTCTAGTCTGTGACCTTTGTGGCCGATGTGTTGTCTATGACAGAAAGTTTTAATGTTTTCGCTTCGTGCCTTCCAACAGTTTCATTTTTTTCATTAACTGCATCTCTGTACCAGTCTGTCCACTGCCCAGCCTGATTAATTTTTTGGGCTGCTTCGCCATATTCTCTATTTGCTTGTTCACGAACACGATCTTTATCTATATAATCATTAATAACGATTGCGGTGTTATTCATCATTGTAAGAGATACTGGAATTATTGTAGCAAGGACAGTACCTGCCTTTATCACAATCTCTTTGTTTGCAACCCTAGCCTTAATTGCAAGAGGTATAGGGTTTGGATAAAAAGATGTACTAATTACAGAAGACATAGTTTCAAAATCTTCATTAAAAAAGTTTACTGGGTTTATAGTTAACAAACTAATATTTTCATCAGATTTAAAAACCAGGCCAGTACTAAAACTTATTGTTGACTGTCCACGACCCGTATACATGTACGGCTTTTCATCTAAGATCTTTACATTTTCTGAACTTGTATCATTTATTCCGTTCCAAATAAACCTAATGTCTTCTTCACAAGAAAGACTCCAGCCAACCATATTTGCTTGTGTAACAGGAAAACATCTGTAGGCATGTCCTTGCGGAGTTACATCCATCCACTCTCTTTTAATAGACATTGGAAAAATAACAATGGGGGATCCATTCATTTTTTCAGCGGATAAATTAATCATTGAGAATCTGGGTGCCCTAACTTATTTATATCTGTCATTACAACAACACAATATTTGGTGCCAGACTTCATAGGAAGAGATGCATGCTCATAAATATAGTTTGAAGGAAATACTGCTATATCTCCGACTCTTGGTGTATGAACATAATTGTCTAGTCTCGGGAACTTTATCTCTCCGCCCTCATAGTCATCATTAATATAGATAACAGCAGAAACAGTACAGTTGTATGCTGGACCATGGTCTGCATGAATGTTAAAGTGTGTTCCTTCTCCTTCATATTTTACAAAGTTAAAGGCTTCATAATAGACAACATTTATACCCCAGTATCTAGCATAATCATCTATACATAGTTTTAACTTTTCGTATATTTCTTGGTGCAAATCTAAAAGTTCTGCATTGTTTTCATTTCTTGGACCTAAATTTTCTTGCTTATACTTAAAGTCTACACAATCTCTTGCTTTTTTGATTGGATTCGGAGAGTTGGTAACAGTTGCATCTGACCACTTATATGTTTTATTTTGACTTAGGTTTGATTCAAGAATATTGATGTATCTGTTAGCATCTTCGGTTGAAAAGGTATTTCTGTATATATTTAAACCCAGACCTGGATTTTCAACAGTAATAGTGTCTCCGAGCAACCTAACAACTCTATTAGATATTGTTTCTGACCTATCTTTTGTAAACCATTCATTATTGTTTTCGTCATAAATGTTCATTATTCATATCTCCTTGGTTCCCATACTTTATTTTTATATACACCGCCGTTTGGCACTCTATACTTCATAGAATTTTTATGATTTTTACTAGGAATCTTTTTTGGATCTTCTATATTAATCTCAGACTTCCAATCTTCTCTTTTAAAGGGTATTAGTTGTGCATAAGGCGTTCCTTCTGGGATTACACCCTCAAAACCTTTTGATAAAAAGAATGGCATTGATCCAGGCAAATGAACCTTGTCATTATCAATAATTCCAGAAGTAGTTAAAAACGGTAACTCATATCGATTAAAGGGTTGTGAGTATAATACGCTATATCCTGGAGGAGTTTTTATTTCCCACTCAGAAAACCAAGCAAAATGATTGTCATAATACCCTTTTGGTGTTTCAAACTGTGGCATTTTTTGTCTTGGAACACAAAATTCTTTATACTTTGCATCAGCAATTGTAATTGCCATAGTGTTTTCACTTCTTCGAACAAACGCTATGTCGCAAGGAGTCTTTAATGTATATCCTGTACCCATAATGTCAAATATTGCAGGACATGCTTTCCAAGTTGCAATTTTTCCACCAATATTTGGATCTTCCCAATACTCGCCATCTTCTTTTTTAGCAAACCTATCCGCTTTTCTGTACCAGTCAGGAATAGTTTTAATTATTGGACTAGGCAAGGAACTATCTTCTTTTGTAATCCAAGGTTTGTTTGATGTAAAAATTATTGTATTGGTCATGATCCAGTTTCTTGATAAAATTCTGGTTTATGATACTTATCACTATAGTCAAGCATGGTAACTAAAGAATACTTTACACCATTATCGACTGGCATTGCTCTATGTGAATACATATATGTTGATGGAAAAATTACTACATCGCCAGCAACTGGGGTATAAAGAATATCTTGATGCTGAAAGTGAAGACCTCCGCCTTCATAGTCGTCATTTATATATGCAACCAAAGAAACTGTGCAATTGTATGAAAACCCATGATCATGATGATATTGGAAGTGATCGCCTTTTTCATATTTAATAAAGTTAAAGGCTTCCCAATATCTTAAATTATAAACATTAAATTTTGCACAATAGTCATCAACAACTATCTTCTGCCTCTCATAACAATCATCCCAAAGTGTGGCCAACTTCTTGTATTCTTCTGTTCCGTCATCATATAGATCACTTTTTTTATACTTAAAATCTACGCAATCTCTGTAATTTGGCATTAACTCTTGATATCCAACATAGGCTGGCTGCCAAGCATATCTAATTGTATTTCCATCAATAACGTTTTCTTTTTCACCAATTACCTCTTCCAGTCTTTCTGGAATATTTAAATCTCTTGGCAACACGTTGCTATACACAACAATACCGCTACCTAGATCTTTGAATGTTATACCTTTTGCTTCTAAAGAATTCATAATTTCCCCCTTTTTTTAATTATATCACAAACTATATTCTATGTCAGAAATCCATATAGGAACGCTATACCTTACAGAATTAATACTATCTACACAGTGTGCAAACTGATCCTCAAAATCAATAGGGTGTGTAGGAAAAATAATTAAACTATTAGAGATTGGCGTGTAACTATATTTTAAAAATGGAAACTGTAATATTCCATCATCTTTTAATGTATTTAAATAAAGTATTGCACCATATTTAAACTGTGCGTTTATCCCACCATCATGATCATTATGTAATAATATATTTGAGCCAGGCAAATGTTTAGAAAGCCACATATTAGATACTTTTAAATTTTTTTCATTATACAGTTCAAGCATTGCCTTATCTACTTTAGGAAAAATATTATCTTTAAATATATTTGACAAGTCTTTTAATAAAGACATATCTTCTTTAGAGTCTTTCCAATTAAAATCTTTACCAAATCTTAAAGCAAACCTTCTATTATCTTGATGTGATAAAAATATTTCTTGATTATTATCAATAAATTCAACTATTAGTTTATTAGTGTTATCATCAATAAAGTTTTCAATTACATTAATGTGCTTCAAAAAAAATACTCTCCTATCTTATAGTGTTATAAATATTTTACTCTTCATACAAAGAATATTCTTTTGGTGCTGCCCAAAGAGCAATGCTATATCTTGTGCTTTTTATTTCTCTAACTTCATGCATAAATTGATAATCAAAATCTATAGACTTTGATGGGAAAAGCAATAACTCCCCAGCAACTGGTGTATAACTAAAATTAACAAAAGGGAAATATATAACCCCCTCATTTTCAAGAGATGTTAAATATAAAACAGCACTATGAGAAAAATGAGAATTTTGACCAGCGTCTGTATCTTCATGTATAGGCACATTAGATCCTGGCTCATGCTTTGATATCCAAAAACTAGATATAACTAGATCTTCATTGTAAAGTTCTTTTATCTTTTCTAACATATTGTTAAAAATTTTTGTCTCAAGAATATCTTTAATTTCAGAAAGAGGAGTTAAATCTTTCTTGCAGTCTTCCCAAAAATTATCATGTCCAAATCTCCAAACATACCTAGTGTTATTTTGATATACTAAAAACTTTTCTATGTTATTATCCATAAAAGATATCAACCTATTAATATCTTCAGGCTCAAGAAAGTTCTTAACTACATTAATGTAACTCAACATACACCCCCTATATTAGAACTATTAACGTCTAGTTGCTGAGAATGGGAACCAAGGTGGTGGTGGTGGTGCAAATGATGGTGGGAAGAATGGGAATGAAGGTGGGAAGAACGGGAAGAATGGGAAGAACGGTGGGAAGAATGGGAAGAACGGTGGGAAGAATGGGAAGAACGGTGGGAAGAATGGTGGGAAGAACGGACCGAATGCTGGGAAGAATGGTGGGAAGAATGGGGGAGCAACTGGAGTAACAGCATTAGACGCAGAAGATGCATTAGATGTAAGTGTTCCATTGCTTAGTGTTACTGTAAAAGTATATGCAGTTCCATTGGCTAAGCCAGTAACTGTAACTGGTGAAGAAGATGCAGAACCTGTAATTCCACCTGGGTTAGATGTAGCGGTATAGGTAAGTGTTCCAGTTCCCTTACCTGTAAATGATGGGGCAGTAAAGGTAACTGATGCTTCTGCATTTCCACCTGTTGCTGATCCGATAATTGGTGCGTCTGGCTTACGGCCATCCTGGGAGTCTGTTATACCGATATTTTGCATAGTTAGATTATATCACAGTTTATTTGATTAGTTTCTCGTTGCTTCATAAGGGAACCAAGGAGGTGGGAATGTAGGTGGGAAGAACGGAGGAAAGAATGGAGGGAAGAATGGAGGAAAGAATGGAAAGAACGGGAAGAACGGAGGAAAGAATGGTGGGAAGAACGGAGGAAAGAATGGACCTGGAGCAGCGGGAATAATAGAGTTACTACTAGCAGAATTATCAGAATCTAAAATCGTATTATTTAATTTAACAACAAATGTATAGGATGTGCCATTGGTTAAACCAGTAACAGAGATGGGGGATGTTGAACTGGTTGCAGTAATACTACCTGGAGAAGATGTTGCAGTAAAGGTTAAAGATGAGTTTGGTTTTCCTGTATATGCTGGAAATGTAAAATTAACAGTTGCAGAATTATTTCCTGCTTCTGCAGCACCAATTATGGGTGTGCCAGGTTTACGACCACTTGAAGAAGATATTGGTCCTATTTTTGTCATTATGCAACTACGTCTCCAAGAACTACCCACTGCTCAGTATCACGCTTAAGAAGAACAGCAGAAGACCATTGAGTTCTTAACTTTAGTCCTGGAGTACCATTAACAGTAGTTGTTCCTGGAGTAGTTGCTGCAAAAGTAATCTGTCCAGTACCGCTTTGCAAAACTGTAATTTGTGCACCAACTGGAAATGCAGTGGTATTTGTTGGTATTAAAACAGTGATGGGAGAGGTGTTAGAAACCTCAACAACCTTACCATTATCAGATAAAACAACTGTATAAGATGTTCCTGACTGCTGATTAAATGCAGTGTTAATAACTGGAGCAGTTAATGTTTTGTTGGTTAGAGTTGCTGTATTTGATAATGTAACTTCTAGAGTTGTCCATTGTAGTCCAGAAGTAGTCGCAGAATTAACAGAAAGCACTTGTCCATTTGTTCCTACAGATAAAACTGAAAGAGTGTTGTCGGCGGAAGCAGAAAGAATATCACCCTTAGCATTTAAGTCTGTTTTTTGTATTGCTGAAGATAGGTCAACGTTATCAATCTGCTCTTGAATACTATTAATTGTATAAGCAATTGATGGGTTAATGAGTTCTGCTGCATTATCTTCATTAATGTCAAAATCATAAGATCCATAATGATACAGGCGGAGGGCAGCCTGAATATCTGCAGAGTCTGCATACCCTGGAATCTTTGTTGGTACTAGTTGTCCTATATTTTCTGCTGCCATATTTTCACCTCTTTAGATTATATCACAGTTAGTTAACTAAAAGTTAAGCATTAACCACTGTTATAAAAATGTGTGTGGTAACCCCTTCGTTTAGATTTTGCCATGTCCCAGAAACTAGTTCTGATGCTAAAAAATTAATTACTAACTGTGTACCCGAACCCGACAAGGATGGAACCTGCATAGAAGATGAAACTGGGTGTGTATGGGCAATGCTGTATTGAATGCTAAAATTGTCTGCTGTAAGTGGGGTTCCAGAAGAAGTAATTATGTTAGATATTGGTATTACGATTTGTGCAGCACCATCATCATATGTTGTTAAAAATCTTTTAGAATATATTGTTGGGTTAATCCTTAAAATCTCTACCCAAAGATTTCCTCCAGGCTGAGATACATACTGATACATATATCCATAGTTTGCTCCTGGAGATGTATTTATATATAGATCATTTAAAAATACTTGCTTGCCAAAAATAGTACTACCCGACATAAGCGTATTTGGATCTCCAGACCCAACATAGGTTTGACTTCCTCTATCACCTTGTGGACCAATATCAACCAACAGTTCTACAACTTCTGGGGGACCAAATACAGTTATATCTTCACTACTAAGAAGAACGTCTGTCATACAACTGCACCAGTAATATCATCGGTCACGGTTATAGTTCCAGTAAGTAGAGTAAATACCTGAGAATCATTATCTATTTGTATATCATAAACATAAGTTCCAGCGTCAAGTTCTCTACCAACTGATGGGGAAATGGTGCAGGTTACTACATCTGTTACATCGTCGACAACTGCATCTGCTTCAACCTGTACTCCAGAAGAACCTCTTTGGTCTGCTATAGTAAAAAGACCGCTATACCCTGCTAGATTAAAAGAGGAACTATCGTTAGAGTTTTTTGGTCGGACAATAAACTGAGCGGTGTCACCACGGTAGTAATTAAAATTATAGGTGCTTGGAAAAGCCATAGAAATCCTCCTGCTTTATTATATCACGAAACAGATATGTAAATAGACTTAACGATTGCTTCGCAGGGGTTGTCTGTTCTTATTTGTGGTATCCCACCAAAATTTTGAGACTCTGAGTCATTTACAAAAAGTTCCTGGTTTACAGAAAAATCATAGTCGTACTGATATTTTAGATTTCCTACATATTGAGTTGGGCATTCGGCTTCATCTGAAGTCAAGGTTCTCATCCAAACCTCTGTATTGTTTGTATATGTAGTTAAAGAAATATTATAACGAATCGTTACAATAGACCCTATTTCTAGAGTTTTAAAATTTAATCTTTTAGTGTTGTCATTCCACAAAGAAACATGACCCTTAGGCAAAAACAGTTCATTAGTCTTTGGTCCAGAACCAGAGATTATTAAACTTACCCAGCCGTCTTCTCCTTGATCTATACCTGTTCTTTTTTGTTTTAAGACTTTGTTTTGATAATATGCCCAGCCTATTTGCTGTCCTGAAGGAGATAAGACGCTCTTGCCGTCTTTACCATTTTTTCCATCTTTTCCTGGATCTCCCTGATCTCCTTTTTCACCTTTTGGCCCCTGAGGACCTTGAGATCCTCTTTCTCCTTGTGTTCCCTGTGGGCCTTGTGGGCCAGGGACTGGAAGAAATGACAAGGTGTTATCTTGAACTTGAGATTGAGCAACCTGCTCTGCATAATTAGATTTTTTAACTGGGGAGTCCATGCTTTTTGATATAGCCATAGACTTACTTCTTTACTTTAAAGATAGTCCCATTTATTTTTATAACTGGTGGGAGTTTAGTGTTTTTGTCATTAATTTTAATTATCACAAACTGCCTCCAGGGGTGACATCTCCAAGAACACATATAGTTCCTATGACTGGAGTCCAGGTAATTGTAGAAGATCCGTCTGGAACAATTGCTTGTAGATCAAATGATAATTCAGCAACTACAGACTTATATTCAGCACCCCAGTTTGTTGTTGTCTCAGATGGTGCAGTAACTGTTATAACACTTCCATCAACTGTAACTGGAAGATCATCTAAAAAGTTAAAGACTGGATCATATGCTGTTGCAGAGAATGTCCACCCCTCAGTATCAAACTCTGTAACTTCATCGTTTTCAAGAAGGGATACGGTAAATGAGGCAGAGTCTCCACGAACCACCGTCCACTGTATATTTGCTGGAGTGGCTCCAAATTTTTCGATTGTAGGAGAGCACATATCATTGATTATACCATAATAAATAAGGTTAGCCCCTAGGAGCAGTGGGTGGGGTGGGGTAGCAAACCTAGGGACTAACTCTTAGATTATATCTTATTATTTGTATAGTTATTCATTTACGTATAAAACCAG